CTTGTTCGTCTACAAAAGGGCTAGCTTGATTTGACGCGTATCTTAATTCTCTAGCATATCCTTTAGTATCGTCAAACCACAATAATGGATGTCTACTTCCGTGTTTTGATGCTAGTGTATAAGTAATAGGTGTTCTATCACTTAATAGATAATATGTTCTATTTTTAATTTCCCATTGGGGTTGTGCTACTGCACTTTTTTTAGTTGCCATAATATAATATAATAAAATTAATAATTAGTAAAGTTAGAGCACCCGAAGGTGCCCTATCTCTACAATAAATACTAAGACTGTGTTACAGACTTAAATAATAAGAAGTTATTAGCTCCTTGTACACATAAACATCTTTCAGATAAGAAATGTACATTCATTTCATCAACGTCAGATGTATAAACTCCACCAACAGATCCTGTGATCCATGATTTCATTTTTCTATCATCAGCTTCTGAAGCTCTATACCTAACGTGTAAGAAAGGACGTTTAATGTTCTTACCTAATTGTTGATCGTATACTGTAGAAGTACCAGCAGGTACTAAGATACCATCAATGTCTTCTGTAAGACCACGAGTAGCAGCGTCGTTTAAGTATTTCCAGTCAGTTTTGTAAAAGTCATAAGAACCTCTTCTAAACCCACTAAATCCTAAATTAAGTGCCATATCTTCACTATTGTTGAATACTCCATAAGAAGATCCACCAGCATAGTGTGCATTTACAGCACCTAACATATCGTCAAACGCAAGCGCAGTAGCTCTATTTAAGAAAAGCATGTTCTCTTCAATAGCGCCTTGCTTATCAAGATTTTTAAGTATTTCATCAAAATCTTGTAATGCAGTTCTATCAGCACCTGAGTTAGATGTTGTAGCTTCACCAGAATTAAAGTTTTGATAAATATTACCTCTTGATTCAATAGCAGCAAATAAACCTTCTGTACCTTTAAGATCAGAATCGTGACCAGCAGCATCAGAGCCACTAGCAACTAATTCACCTTCTACCATTGCCATTTCTAAGTAATCTTCAAAACGTAATCTTGTTTCATGCTCAGATTTTAAATACCATAGATAACCTGATGCTCCATTTTCAGTAGTAACCTCTACCCAGCCAATTTGAGCTGTATCAGAACCAGAGATAGAATATTTATCTTTGATAATAATTGGTGAGTTACTAAATTGTTGGAAACCAGCATCTACAGAACCTGTCATGCCAGCTGTTCCTTTCTTAAATTCAGAACCGAAAACAAATACTTTCAAGTCTGGGTTAGAAGAAGCAACAAAACTAGCTGGCCAAGCGCCTGCAGTATAACTAAAAGCCTCAATAGAGTTTGTAGCAACAGATCCTACATAAGCTTTCACAGTATCTAGTCCTTTTGAAACTACAATAGTCTGTCCAGCTCTAATAGCATGTCCTGTTATATTAATAGTGTTATCAGTAGCAGTGTTTGCTGTTGCAATTTTTGCTCCATCATACGCTATATGTAACCTTCCTTGTTCTGACCAAATAACTTGATCTGATGCAGAAGGAATCTCAGCTCCTACCATACGTAAGAAAGAAGAAACAGAACGATTACCGTATCGTTCAACTTCTTTTTCATACACGTCAGGTAAAAACTGTTGTGCAAATGTTCCGCCACCTGAGCCAGAGTCAAATGTCAGATAATTAGTACCAAATAATGTTTTGGTAGGGGCAGGTGTTAATCCAGCTGGAAACGATCCGCCCGTGTTAAATAATCCCATTTTTTTTTATTTTTAAATTATTGTTTCATTTTTATTCTTAATCGTGAACTATCATCGCCACTAATTGCTCTAATTTTCATGCCAGAATCAGTAGTAACTTCTTGATGTTTACCTCTCGGCGACATATCAATGTTTTTTGATTTTGACAATTGATTTTTTATTGCATCTGCTTTACCTTGCTCATAAAAATGATTAGCAATAGCATCAGCGTTCATTGCTGTAAATAAAGCTTTGTGATAACCAGCCGCATCACTCATATTACTATCTTTATCAGCAAACTTGCTAACAAGATTATTAATATCTGACTGATCATTTTTTACATTATTTACATCTTTAACTTTAAATCTATATTTATCATTACCAACTTTATATTCAAAACCTTTGAATTCGTTGTTGAAAAAATTATTAGTTTTTTCTTCAAATACAGACCTTTGTTTTTGAGCTAATTTTTGTGTTGAGTCTTGCTCGTTTTTGTAGTTATTGAAAAAGTTAACCGCTTCTTTCTGCTCAGGTGACAACTTTGAACTTAACTTAAGATCATCGTAGTATTTGTTTTTGAGCGTATTTAAACTAGTTTTAGCTTCTGCAATAGCCTCCTTTAATCCTAGCTTCTTACGTTTAATATCACGCTCTTCATCAACTTCTTCGTCTATTGAAAAGCTATCATCAATAAGAAAACTAATTTCTTCTTCACTTAAATGTGGTTTTGTTTGTCTATAATTCTCTCTTAACATATCCATGTCATCCATAGAATCATAGTTTTTATTCATTTTTACGTAATCTTCTAGTGTACCACCAGTTTCACGCATAAAGTCAACTAATTTATTGACATTTTCAGGTAAATCGTTGACTTCCTGATTAGTTATTACATCTTCAGATTCTTCCTTAAGTTTTTTAGGAATATCTTTTATTTTTTCAACAAGTGTAGGTTCTTCTTGTTTTTCATCTACCTCAACAAGCTCTATAACTTGTTCTTCATTTGTTGTTTCTTCTTCTACTTTTTCATTAGATTTTGTTTCTTGCTCTTCAACAACGTTTGTTTCTTTTGTTTCAGGTTGTTGTCTTAAATCTACCTTAATAACACCATCTTCTTCTTGTGGTGCTTTTTCTACTGTAGGTTCTTCTGTTTTTTGTGTTTCAACTTGTTCTTGTTGAGTGTTTTCAACAGTTTCTACATTTTCTACTTCTTTTGTTTCTTCTGACATGATAAAATATTATATAATTAATAAAAAATTTATTTAGGTTCAAATTGTTCCATGTTAAACCCGCTACCCATTGTGTCGTTACCCGACGACTCAAACGATTTAGCCTTACCTTGGCCTTGTCGTTGTTCAATTAACTGTGATTGTTGTGTTGCTTGTAGTTTTGTTCTTTCGTCTTTACGATCTTCTTTTGTTCTTTCTTTTTGATTTACAATACTAAGTTCTTGTTGTTTCATTTTTTGATTTAACTCAAATTCAAACAACATTAACTCTTTTTTAAGTTCTTTTTCAGTCTGCAAACGTGTAATTTCTAAATTAGCTTTAGTTTGTTCTAACTGTAAACTTTGTTGTGTTATAGCTTGTTGTTTTTGTACTTCTGATTGTGCAGCAACTTGTTGAGCTTGCGCATTAGCCTGTGATTGAGCTTGTATATTTTGTTGTTGCATTTCTAGATCTTTTTCTTGCTTTTTACGTCTACGTACTTTTAATAATTGATTTGCAAGTTTAAGATTTTTAACTTCTCGTATGTCAATAGCATCCTCTAAGTATATTTGATCTTTAGAAAGTGCTTGTTGTATGTTATTTTCTAATAATTGTTTTTCTTCTTCATCAGGAGCTAGTTCTATATATACACCAAAGTCATGTAAATGCATGTTTTTAATATCTTCTAAAGTACCAACGTTAAATCTTCCTATACTAGATATAAAAGCATCTCTAGTAGGAGAAAACTCTAATATGTCTGATATACGAAGACTAATAGCTTCTGCTGTTTTAATAGTTAAGAAAAGACTTGACTGTAGTATGTGTCTAGTTGCCGTATTAGAATTAGCAGCGGCAAGTTTTTGTACACCAACCAAAGCATTAGCATCAGGCAAAGAACCATCACGTGCTTCGTTTAAACCTGTTACATCTCTAATCATTTGTAGATAATAATTATAAGTACTAATAAGTGAACTTATTTTATTATTACCACCATTAGATGTAAGTTCTTGTATTGGAACTTTACCAGGATTCATATCACCTTCTTGTGTAAGCGATCTACCTATTACAGAACCTGTTTGAAAAAACATATTTAATGCTTCTTGTGGATTATAGTTTGTACCATTACCTAAGTCAATTTCTGCTAATCCATCAGCATCTAAATATACACCATCAGGTATCATACGCGATAACACTTGTTGTAGTTTTAAATGAGTTAGTTGTATCATGTCTGCAAAACCAGTAATTCTGCTAACTAATGATTCTATACGACCTTTATATATACGCGGTGCAACAACATTGTAATTCATCATTACTTTTGTAGTATCACTCTTAGGTCTTATCATGTTTTTTGATATTCCCCATTTTAACATTCTTTTTGTTCCTAAAACAAAAGCACCATCATATACAACTTCTACTGATCTTGATATTTTATCAAATAAAGTTCTAGCATCTTTTGGTGGATTAAACTGATCGTCTTTCTCTATAATTTTGAGCGCGCCTGAAGCTGTTTGTTTTACTTTATACACCTCATTGTTATATGTTTTATAATTAAAATATAAAACTTGTATAGAGTTTGCATCTAATACAGAATCTTCATTTATAAACCTATTATGTAAAGAAGGTGTTTGAACTCCTTGTTTTGTTAACTCCTTTAAATCCTCATCTGTTAATTCTGGAAACTGTGTTTTTAACTCATTTACCGTAACAGACTTAACTTCACCAACATAATATATATCATCAAAATAAGGTGAATGTGTATATGAATAAACTACGTCAGCAGGATCTACATACTCTATTTTAATACCTTCAGATTTATTAAAATTGTTTTTTACACATCCAATACCTATTACAGTTAAATCATAATTAACACGTCTTTTTGTTAAATCATACTTGTTACTATTAAAAATACTGTTTATAGCTTGCTCTTCAGCAATCTCTATTGCTTGCTTATAATCCAACTGCATATGTAATGCAAGTTCTTCTTCATTTTCTGGTAAATTATTAGGATCACTATTTCTTATATCAATACCTAACTCAGATTCTACTTGATTTGTAAAATCTTTAGTTTGCATGTCTGTTAATATTGACTCTATGTAATCAGTACGTTTTTTTACACTAGAATCATCTTGAGAGTATGCTTTTACATCATAAAGTCTATCTGACATACCATTTACAACTATATCTACAAATTTTGGTATAATAGGTACTGGTTTCCAGTCTAAATTTAAATAAGATAAATCGCCGTTTATAGAAAGTTCATCCTTATATTTTTTTACAGACTGTTCACCTCTAGCATATAACCTTAATCTGTGATACTCGTCTCTATTAGAGTAAAAACGTGTAGCACCTGAGTCTCTTTTAAACCACTCGTGTTCTATTGCTTTTGCTACTTTAAGTCCATATTCAAGACTAGCTTTTTCAGCATCACTTGCTATTTGACTTGGAAATGAACTTTTTAAAATTGTTTCAGCCATGCTATTTAATTATTTGCGAATGCATTCCTTTGTTATTAAATCTTTTTATTTTTATTCCCAATGATTCTCTATCAATTTTTTGTTTTGGACTATATAAATGCCTATTGCAAGCCATGATAGCAAGACCAGAGCTAATAGTAGCATCATATTTAGTTCTTTTGTTAATATCAAACGTTGCCCAATCATTGAGTGTTCTATTAAAGTAAATATTACCAATATCTCCTTCGTTATAACCAACATATTTTTCTATATAAGTTTCTATAGCAGCAGCGTGTGCTTGCTTTATATCCTCAGACGTATTTGGTATACCACCTATTTCTCTTTCAGTAACAGACAACTTGTTCCATAATTTATCTGGTCTATTCATAGAGTAACCTCTATAACCTCTTCTTCTAAAATGATATAGTAATCTTGGTTTATTGTTTTCTGCTAATATTGGCATACCATAATAAATAACAGCCATTAAAACATCCTCAAAAAACATCTCAGCAGTTTGTGGCCGAGCTACATATTCTAAAAAAAAAGTATTTGGTGGTGCATCTTCCATACTAAACTTTGTTAAACCATGCAACGCACCTTTTGAACCTGCATTATCTACTGTACCTGATATATCATATGAGTCACATCCAAAAGCGCCCATGTGATCATTACCTGGATATTTAGTACCGTTTTTTACTATTACATTATTTTCTAAATTCTTAGGAGGTGTCCAGCTAACAAAAAATCTACCGCTTTTGTTTGGCGTGAATAAAACCTTAGTGTCTTTAATTCCGTTTTCCCATATAAAACTCCCTTGTGTAACATAACCAGTTCTAATAGCATCTTCATTATAATCTATTTGCTCGTAGATTTTAGTTAAATTAAATATGCTATTTTTTGCCTCGTCTCTAAAAGCATGTTCTTCAGTTCTAGGAAATTGTCTATAATATTCGTTTAGACCATCACTGTCATGTTTTAAACCATCTACTTCGTTTTCCCAAAACTCGATAACTCCGGTGTCGATATACTCGTCATCAACTCCAACGACGGATGTTTTCGGCGTATTGAAGACAGGGTATCCATTAACATCCATGTATCCTTCGTAATTCCATTCCATAGGTATGAACAAAGAATATAATCCTGAGCTAGTCTGGCCATTTTTATTTCGTTGTGTAACATTTGAGTCATAATATAGTTTTTTAAAATTATTACCACCTTTATCTAAAGAGTTAGATGTTGAACCCATCATACATTTACCTATAATACGACTACCTAGTCTTAATGTTGTTTTTGTTACACGCCAAT